AGGATCTGGTGACGCTTGACAAGTTCCGTGGGCGGGACTTCGAGACCAAAGTCAGAGGTTTCGATTTCGGCGGATCGACCACAATCGGGTACGACGACGAGGATCACCCGATTCGGAAGCGGACGAAGGAATACATGACCTCGCTGATCAATCGGGCGCTTGCCAAGCGCAAGGCGGTCTTCCCGATAAGCGATATCGATATCGAGAACGAGTTCACGACCCATACCTACACTCTTCAAAATGGCCGGGTGGTCTATTCCAAGGGGAACGATCACATCGTCGATTCTGCGCGCTGTGCCTTCCTCAGGAAAGAAGCACAGCAGTTGGAAAGTCTCGATCCGCATATCGAGGAGGTGATGATCACGCCGATGACCACGAACCCGATGTTTTAGAAGCACGTAAGTTCAGAATTCAAATACAAACAGGAACGACAATGTCGAATAAGATCATTTCCACCCACTTCAGCGACGGCGAAGTCGATTGCCACTGCGGCTGTGGGAAAACCATTGTGCCGGAGCTGCTGATCCGGCTGGAAGCGCTGCGCGAGAAATTGGGACGCCCTGTCCCCGTCAATTCTGGGGCGCGCTGCGAGGCTTATAACCGCCAGGTGAAAGGCGAGCAGAATTCTTGGCACCTGAAGGGGTTGGCCGTAGACGTTGGTTGCGAGGATAGTTCATTCCGTAGTCAAGTTCTCAGGGCGGCCATCGAACTTGGCTATAACGGGATCGGCATCGCCGAGAAATTCGTTCATATCGACCTCCGTCCAGCAACGGAGCGGGTCTGCTTCCTTTACGGCAAGACCGGTGAGTAGCTCACGTCCTGTGACCATTTTTCTCGACCTTGACGGGGTCTGCTTGAGCTTTGTTGAATCGTCGCTAAGACTCTTTGGACGGGACTTTGCGGACATCACTTGGCCGCCAGGTCAGTACAATATCGCCGATGTGCTCGGCATGGATCGTGACCATTTCTGGGAGACGATCAATGCCGCCGGTATTGAATTTTGGCGGGCGCTTGAGCCTTACCCTTGGTTTGAAGAGCTATACGGAGAACTCACTCTACGCGGTAAGGTCTGTTTTGCAACGTCGCCCACTCACAGCCCCAACAGCGCAGCCGGAAAGATGGCGTGGTTGAAAGACCGGTTCGGCAGCGATTTCAAGGAGTTCATTATCACTCGTCGGAAGCATCATCTATCCCGATCCGGGACTCTGCTCCTCGACGACAGCGATAAGCAGGTGCATGAATTTACACGGAAGGGTTCGGGGAGCGCCGTCCTTTTCCCTCAGATCTGGAACTCGTCTTACCCCCTCGCGGATGATGACCGACTCCAATACGTCCTGACACAGGTAGACGCGATAATCGAGGGGATGAGAAATGGCTGATGAGAATGGTCGCCAAGCGGTTCGGGGCGATGACAACGAGCATTCCCTCCCAACCACGTCGGTGATGGTCGATCCGGAGACGATGGGGACTGCTGCTGACATCGCGTCGGGGGTCTTCAGCTCGGAATACGAGATCAAGGGGATTCCGACCGACTGGAAAGAGCGCGCCCGTAAGGCTTGGGAATACTACATCGAGGAACCAATCGTCTCGAACACGATCAACACCTGGCGGACGTTTGCCATCGGCGATCAGGTGAAGATCATCTCCGACGATGATACGGTCAGAGTTGAGGCTCAAGCGTTGTTCCAAGCCTTGGACGTTAATCGCTTCTTGAAGGACATGATCCTCCAGCTCCTCGTCAAGGGTGATTGCGTCGGATACAAACGGTATGGCAGCGGAGGCAAGGCCTCAAAGGGGGAGCATAACGATATCGTGCAAGCCCTCTGCCTGAATCCCACATCGGTCGACTTTGAGGTCGAGAGCGGAGAACTCGTTCGGGCATTACAGAAGCCGGACGCGGACGGCGGAGGATCGGTCGAAGAAACCGAGCTTCCCCTCGCCCAGTTAATCCATCGCAAATGGAACGCCCCGCAGTTCTCGGTTCGTGGCAATTCGATGGTGACCCCGGCTTTCGAGTCAATTGAGTTGCTACGCGATTACCGGCGGGCGCAGCGCGCTATCGCCAAGCGTTGGACGACGCCGTTGCGGTTCATTCTGGTTGGCGGCAAGTATGGCGATAAGGTGATCATGCCGACGCAGAAGATGATCACCGCCATCCGGGATCAGATCAATAAGATGGACATGAAGTCGGGGCTGGTCGTGCCGTTCTACGTCCATGCCGAGACTTATGGCACCGAAGGTCAAGTTCTGAACACGGAAGACAAGGTCAAGGAGGTCAAGGAGGATTTGATCGTCGCTCTCGGCGTTGCCAAATCCCTCGTGACCGGCGATGGTCCCAACTTCGCCACTGCCTCCATCGCCTTCCAGAAGATGGTGATCATGCTGAAGGAGATCAAGCAGGTGGCGCGTGAGATTCTCGACTGGATATTCGAGGACTGGAAGGTAATGAAGGGTTACGGTGACAAGAAGCTGCAGTACATCTTCTCGGACGTCGACTTGACCAACGAGGTCGAAGTCAAGAAGCTCTTGATCGAACTCTACGACCGCAATTTGATTTCCAAGAATACCATCCAGACGAAGATGGACTTAAATCCCGATGTCGAGCGTTCCAACCGGACGAAGGAAGGGACGCTCGTCGATATGTCTTGGGACATCAAGGATATTGTTTCGTTGGTGCAGATGGGTGTGATGTCGGTCGATACGGCGCGGGAGATGTTAGGACTCGACGGCGCGAAGGAGACAGGTCGAGTAAAGGTCGAGGTGAAGTCGGATGCGGAAGGAATGTATGCAACGGCGGACGAGGGTAAAACTTGCGATGGGTGCGCCTTCTTTGACGCGGAGAATAATCGCTGCCAAGTCACAGATGAGGAGCGGCGGTTTGACCAGCCGGTCTGCCGTCAGTTTCTGAAGGCGGAACTGGAGACGGTGCATTGAACCAAGCCGAACGCATACAGGCTGCGGTGCTGAAGAGTTTACAGGCTCGTGACCTTTACGGCGAGCAGAAAGTGAACGCGATGCTGAAAGTGCTTTCCGAAGCCGAGACTCGTGTGAAGGCAGAACTGGTGCGGATCGGCGACGGAACGCTCTTGAAGAAGGGGCTTGAGGTTCGGCGTGAGCAGTTGAAAGGCGTCCAGCAGCGCATCGACGAGATCGTGCGAGACCTGAAAGCAAATCAAACGCTGCTGATGAAGGAGGCTGTGAAGACCTCGTTCCAGAACGGGATTGAGCGCGGGATCGGAGAGTTCGGCCAGATCGGGCTGCCCTATTACGACGTCCTTACCGAAGCAAATCGGGTTAAACTTGCCGGACAGGTGATGAGCCTCGTCGACAGGTCGGCGCTCGATTTCCTCGTCAACTACGATTTGAATCTGCTGGGAAATGTGACCCGCGAGTTGGCCGACAGCATCAAGCAACGGATCGCGGTCGGGATCGTCACCGGAGATTCTATCGCCAAGATCGGCGAGAATATCGGGGGCGTGATTACCGATCCTGAGGACTTCCGTCTGGCAGGCAAGACCATCTTCAAGACTGCGCAGAACCGCATTGAGGTGATCACGCGAACCGAGACGCTGCGAGCTTACGGGCAGGGGCGGCAGAAGTTCTATGGCGCGATTGGTGTGACCCGCGTGGTCTGGGTGACGGCGGGTGATGAGCGGACTTGCACCGTCTGCGGTCCCCTTGATGGGCAGGAGTTCTGGATTGATAAGATGCCGCCATTCCCCCACCCTCAATGTCGTTGTTCGTCTTACGCAGCACGGGCGCGGGTCTGCCGGTCGGGTCTTCCACTTGTGGCTGCCTAATGCAATCATCGCCTCTTTACCCATGGACTCTCGCCGCCGTCGCGGCTGCGGCTCAGCCCGACTTTGATTGCGTCCTCGAACCAGAAGAAATCGCCGCTATGGCTTCGCAGAAGCACGGCGAGGCGGTGAAGGTCGGACAGGCGGCGGCGCAAGGCGAGTTCGAGAAATTGACCGTCAAGCAACTACAGAAGTTAGCGCAGTCGAACGGCATTTCTATCGCCCGAACCAAGTCGGAGTTCATCAAGTTTCTTAAACCGCTTGAGCCGGAAGCTAATCTGGAATCTTTGAAAGGCCCCCAGCTCGACGTTCTGATCAAGAAGCATAAGATCGGGGCGCTACGGTCAAAGGATGAATTGGTCTCGCTCCTCAAAACACTCTTTGAGAAACAGGCGACACAGGATACCGCCGTCCAGCTCGCGGTGGAACAGGCCGCTGCTCTGAAGTCGAAAATCACCGACGGGCTGCAGGGCTTGCAAGGTCTGAAGCCACAAGATTTCTCCACCGCATTGGTCAAGTTCGAGAATCTAAAATCAGACTTAACGGCGGCAAAGTCCCTCCTCCCCGAATCCGAATGGTCGGCCTTCCAATCGCAACTGGATTACGCTCGCGGGTCGTTCACCAGTTCGATAAAGTCACTCGGCGGCAAGGATTTGAAAGAGATCGCCAAAACCGGCAAGCTGAAGCATTACCAGTGGGCGGGCAAGGACGATCTGATCACCCTGATGACCTCTGACAATCAGGCCTCAATCCAGGCGGCGAAGGACAACATCGAGGCCAAATGGTCGGTGTGGGCAGAGAAACATGGCGGGAAACCGGCCAAGCCGACAGCGCCGCAATCGGTAAAACCGGCGACGCCAAAACCGGTTACGGCTCCACCTCCACCGCCACCGATGCCGTTGCCGCCCGCGGTGGTGACTGACGTCGATCAAGGTTGGCAACAGTTTTCCGAGAGCAATCCCTTCAAGTTCCAAGGGAAGGCCGATATCGACGGGGCGCACACCAAGTATTTCTTCACCGATGCCAAGAATGAGAAGTGGCTGTTCAAGCCGGTGGCAGAGGAGTTTCGAGGCTACGGCGATGAGGTTGCCTATAAAATTGGGCGGCTGATCGATCCCGATGCGATTGATGTGAGATTCACTCAGTTGGAGGTTCCGGGACAGGGGCGGAAGGCGGGCTCGATTCAGAAGTGGCGCACTGATCTGATGAAGGACTTCGACTTCAGAGACATCCTGCCAGAGAAGCTCACGCCACATGAATTGGAGCAACTGCAGCGCGAGCATGTGATTGACTGGCTGCTCTCGAACCACGACGCTCACGGCAAGCAGTTCTTGCGACTAAAGGATGGTCGAGTACTGGGCATTGACAAGGGGCAGGTGTTCAAGTTTCTGGGAGACGACAGCTTGTCGCTTGAATATCATCCGAATCAGGGATTCGGATTTGGTGAACCCTACTACAACACGGTTATGCGGGCATGGCGGGACAAGAAGATTGAATTGAATTTGCAATCGACCTATCGAACCATTAGAGAGGTTGAGAAGATTACCGATGACACATATCGGGAAATTCTACGTCCTTACGCCGAGGGTCGCTTTGCCGGCAAGCCACTGAAACTGAAGCAGTTCTACGAGACGGCGTTCGCTCGGAAGAACAATATCCGGCGCGACTTTGAGGGGTTTTACACCGACCTCTTACGCGTGAGAACGGGCGACAAGTCCGCGACATTCACGTTCGACACGGGGGTAAATCCTGTCCCGGGCAATCGTGTCGGCAAATGGGAGAGAATTCCTGAGGGGCGAGAGCACTTAATGGAGGAGGCGCGCCTGGCCGGATGGCAGGGAAAATCGTTACCCATCGACGCAGCGGATATCGAAGACCAGAACATCCTGCTCTACACGGAGGAGGTGAAGAAGAAAAACCGCACAGTGATGCGCATGAAGATCCGCCCCGAATCAGAAAAGAAACTGCTGTCTCTACTCAGCACAGGTCCGAACGACACCATCGGACAAGCGGCGGGAAAGGCTCTCGCAGATGATCTCTTCTACGACGACATTCTCAACGCGGTTAAGACGGTCAATCATCATCTCACTAAGGGGGACTCCAACTTCAGCAGGCAGAAGATAGACAAAGCCCTCAAGCATCGCATGTCTCTCCGTCGCCTAGCCGAGAAGGGTGACGCCGAGTTGAAGGCGATGGCTCAAGCGTACTTGAAAGTGCTGGACGATCTCGACCGCGTGATCTCATTACCCAACAAGGCGAAGATTCCGGTGTTCGAGCGCTACGTGCGAGTTGAGGCTCCTGTCAAGCCTTCTGGCGACCGGCTCGCTGCCGTGAAGCGGACAACCGTGCATGGCGATAAGAAACAGATCGTTGGTGGAAAGATCACCGTCCAAAGCGAGGAAGTGAGCTTCGGGCAGGTTCACTCAACTTTCTCATCCTCGGGACTTGAGTACAAGATCGATCTCGGGGACGGCGTCGAAGGGATCTACCGCCCCTGGATAAAAGAGAACTATTACGCTCATCAGGGACAATTAGAGATTCGGGTGATGAAAGATTGCACGCCGGAAACTGCAAACCAACTTCTCGCTAAGCTGGAGCGGCTCGGCGTCGACGCTACCTTTGCTTCCTCAGAGCAGGCCGAACTGATGTATCTATCAAAGCAGGCTTACATCTTGAAGGAGGATAGTTCCCTCGCATGGAAGAAACTGATGCAGCGACTCGACCATGACAAGGCCAATCCCTCAGAGCGAGTCAATGCGCTGCGCGGTTTTTGGTCGGATAAACTGGGCGTGGCCGATGTGACGAAGATGCCGGGATACGATCCTGAGGGGAAGTACTCGATTATGGCAAGCGGTTGGAAGGATAAGCGCGAGGCGGGGTGGCGCAGCCAGCTTCGCTTTGACATCAGCGATGAACAGATCAATCGTGATTTGAAAGGTTATGGGCTTTACCATCAAGTCACCGGACGAGGCAGCTTGCCGGAAGTGCTCGAATCCGCCCTCACGAATAATGGCGCGATGGTTTCTACGGTAGAGAAGGTGCGGATCGGTGTTCCGGTCGGCGGTATGAGTCCGAACGCCGACATGGAATCGGGCGGAGCATCGTACTTCTTCACCCGAATTCGTAAGTTGCCGTCCACAAGCAGCAGCTCAAGTACAGGATTCTATTTCAAGCCGACTCTCCTGCGGAGGATGGACGCAATCACCTATGACTGCGACAAGTATGGGCGTGTCACCGAAGATCATGTTCGGAAGTTCCGACGTTCGACTCTGGATGACTTCAAGAAGCTCGGATCGGGAAACCACTCCGATGAGACGATCTTCAAGAACAGCGTTACTATCCTCGACAATCTCGATATGGTCGCTGTCCAGAGCGAGACGGAGCGAACCAAAGTGCTGGATATCTTCCGTCGGCATGGCGTCACCCAGTTACCGGACGGTCGGCGCATCGAAACCGTTGTTGTGATGTCAAGATGAACTTGACAGAGAGACTTGAAGAGAATCGCGCGGCTCTGCAAACCCGTCTCGACAGGTTGCTCAAGGATGGGGCTGCATGTCTGGTGAAAGACCAAGAAACGACAGTGACGTCCTTCTATCTCGATGCGTTCGAGATTCTGTTGCCGCAGCCATTCTTTGACCGGCATACCGGAGAGTTGCGAATCGTTACGTGGTGGTGCTGCCTTCGTGAAATTCACTTTGAGGACGGCATGCAGCGGTCGCATTTGATGCACGTCACTGAGTTTGATTGGATCGACGACCGGAATTTGCTCGCCATGACCGACGACTTCATTCACCTTATCAGCTCACTTGACCCGTCCGAGGTAGACCCAGAGGGCGGCGCAATTTGGAGCGAATGGCAGGCATTTCGTCTCAGCAATCCTTGGCTGACAGAGGTAGTTGCTGAGATCCGGTCGGAGTATTTTGAGACGGCGAGAAGGGCTGTCGGATAATGCGAATCCGCCATTTCATAGACTATCGGTTCGACGAAGAGACTGGGGAATTCCAGCCGATCGGCATCTGGATGCACAATCCGGTTGACGGCGACGTGGACATCTATTATCCCGACGAATCGTGTTCAGAATGCGAAGAGGCGATGTGGGTGATCAATCGGCTTGTCGAGGCAGATTTGAAAACACCGTCTGACTTTCTGGAATTCCATCAGCAGCGGGCGGGGTATCTCGGAATGCGGAGCACAATTGTCGAGGGGGAAACCGTGTTGGCTTATGGGGAATATGGAGAACAAGCCTTGCGAGCGGTGATTGAAAGGAAATCCAATGAACACTAGAAAGGATGATCTGATCAACCGGATGCAGATGCTTGTCCTTGCTGGCGAGCACAACATCTATGTCTCTCCGTCCACAATTCATCTATGGGCAAATTCAAAGGGATTTCCGAGGGTTGTTGGAAAGGATGGGCGATTTCTACTCTACTCAAAGCAGGAGTTTATCTCATTTATAAGGCGACGACTGAAGGATATCGAAGAATCTCATTAATCACATGCGTTGGTAAAAGCGTTTCCAATCTGCCAATCAAGCCGTTTTCTGTGTGATTGAATCCGATTTTGGCTTTAAAAGACATGAGTTAGATAGGAACAGAATTGAAGACTTGGCTAATACCTGATGTCTGAAATCAAGGCGCACTTCGATTATAATGGTGAATCAGGCAAACCTGTTCTATCAAAGTCAATCGCATCAAGTAACCCTTCACGATTTAATACGTTCGCACGATTGTTCCGAGCGCTCTGAGCATAATATCCTACTGCCCAAGTCAAAACCCTTCGCGCAATACTTCTCGCAAGCCAAAGATGACTTTGGTTCGGTCGATTTTTAGTAAACTCGCCACCATGGACAACTTTGCTTCTCAAGTTATACAAATCCTTAACATGCTTCTTGATCGCCGTTCGCTCTGCAGGTGTTGCGCCAACAATTAGAGCCGAACGCCTCGCCACTGTTTCAGAGATTTGCTCCTTCCCATCTGGAGTCAAAAGTATCTCGAGTGTTGTTATATGCCAAATCAGTTGCTCCAGACCATTGGTGAAACTGGCTCTCACGAAGTAATCGAGTGCACGCAAAACGAACGCACAATGGTCTTGATGTGCGTGGAGTTGGCGGATATCTGCTTCCATCGTCTTCACGAACCTCACAAACTCCGAGCAATCTTCCACACCGAGATAGTACGGTGTCATAAGGCGGTCGCCGATATACTCACCTTCAGGATCAAAATCGTTCTCAAACCAAGATTGAGATATTGCGAACGCAGGAGTGGGAGGTTCAAGCAGGTAGTTATGGTGTATTCGTGCTTCAACCGTTTCAAATGAGAACCACTCGTGACCGCTAATTTTACCAGAATAGTCAATTGGAGCGATGAGCCAATCTCGCCTGTGAGTGTCTTCCCACCTGAAGCAAATGATGGATCTAATCGGAACTTGGAGTTCGATTGGCAATCTGTCTGCTTGCCAGTCTACTTTACCGGACAAATCTAAACTAGAGAAATCGAACGATTTCCGAGGCTCCCGCGTTCCTTCGAGCCAAATGTAATGAAGTTGAGCTGCATTGTAAGAGTCGCAGGTAACCGCCGGATAGAATGTCTCATTAATTGGTGTATTGATTTGTTGATCAATCTCTTCGGAGGTCAAGCGACGAATTGACCAGTGACCAAAATCCAAATTAGGCTCGGAAAAGCTCATCCAAGGCAAGGGAAGTACGATGCTTGCAGGAAAGTTAATCATCGTCAAGTAGCGTTCAAGCTCGGCGGAGAGGGTTCCTTGGTTATAACCATCGATAATTACCTTGAAGTAGAAACCACATCGCTGAAAGAATGTATTTAAGTTCCAGTCATGAAAATCAAGCTTTACCTTTCGACACTCATTCAAGAGCTCGGTGTATGCTGGGAACTGTTGCCACTTGGTTACGAACGCCCTTAAAGGAAGTTCATGAAACCGACCTGAGTCTTTCATTTTGTTGGCATATGCAATGATCTCGTTTGCATAGTCGGTCAGCCTATCCGAAATGCCCTGATTCATTTTCTCCTCCATTGATTTAGACAATTCAGTCGATCCAGTCAATTCTGGATTCCCCCTTCCCCATCGGTTATTATGGCTTCACACGGGTCCTACCCGGCCATAATCAACTAAAGACCTTGACCACTGAACAACAACGCATAGCATTCCTGCTTGAGATAGAAGCCGAGTGGCATCGGGCGCAAGCTCTCACGTCGGACGATGACACCATCGACTCCGCGCGCGACTTGCCGCCCTATGTCACCAACTACATCGGTTCCAAGCAGAAGCTGGCCGACTGGATATGGGCACAGACTCCCGACGGTGTGACGAGCGTCCTCGATGCCTTCTCAGGCAGCGCGGTGGTCGGCTACATGTATAAGACCAAGGGTCTGAAGGTCTTTGCCAACGACCGGCTGCACTACTGTTTCAATATAGCCCGCGCCATCATCGAGAACAACAATGTTCACCTGAGCACCGACGAGATTGAGGCTCTTCTCAAGCCAAATGCCAAGGCGGGCGACTTCGTTCAGACAACCTTCCGTGGGAAGTTCTTCCAGGCCGGAGTCCACCCGCTGATCGACACCATCCGTGCAAATATCGATGACCTGAAGGGATACAAGAAGGACATCGCTCTCTTCGCGCTCGGCAAGAGTTGTATTTCGGCAGCAGGGAGTTACGGGCATTTCGCTTCCATCTCACGAGGCAATGGCGGCAGGCAGGCCGATACTCCGACCGAGTTCATTGAACGCTTTCGTAAAACAGCAACCCGTATCAGCGAATTGGTCTTTGATAACGGGCAGGAGAACAAGGCCTTCAATAAAGAGGTGACGGAGATCCTGCCGGATATCGATGTGGACTTGGCCTACTTCGATCCGCCTTACGCGACTGAGTTCTCGACCACCAATTACGAGAACTCCTATCACTTCATCGAAGGTCTGATGACCCATTGGAAGGGCTTGGAGATCGATGAGTCGAGCCGGGTGAAAAAGTTCGTCACCGATCACAAGACGGTCACCAAGGGCAATGCCGCCGAGTTCTTCGACGGAGTCTTTGCCAAAGCTGAAGGCATCAAGTACTGGGTGATCTCGTATCGTGACCATGCCTATCCGAATGAACCGGAAATGAAACGGCTGATCGCAGACCATAACCGCTCCTCACGGATGTCGAGCCGGGATCATGATTACACAATGGCGGGACGGAACCGCGATGGCGATGCTTCACATGCCCGCGAACACCTTTTCGTCTGCTCGCCTGAGACTACTGCGGACGCCATTGCCCGCTATGCTCCATTCGCCACCGTCGCCGATCTCCGCCACAAGGTTGTGAAAGATGAAGATGCACGTGTCGCTGCTTTCATGGGCTCGAAGCATGACATGCTGGCTTGGATTTGGGAGCATACACCCGATGGCGTCAAGTCGGTTCTGGATCTATTCAGTGGCGGTGCGAACGTCGGCTATTTCTACAAGCTCAAAGGGTTGCGGGTCGTCTCCAATGACATCTTGGCCTATCCCTATCACATCGCCCGGGCGGTGGTTGAGAACTCGACGGTCACTATCTCGGACGACGAGATCGAAGCGCTTCTCCAGCCGAATCCCAAGGCTGGCGACTTCATCGTCAAGACGTTTTACGGTTACTACTACACCAAGCCGATCCTCGAGTTTCTTGACAGCACTTATGCCAATATCCAGAATCTGGTCGGTTATAAGAAGGACATCGCGTTGTTCGCGCTGGGGCGTGTCTGTCTGATCCGTGCCTGCTATGGGGAGTTCTCACGCTCGAAGAAGTCTCTGACCGCCCCTGTGACCGACGAGCGAGGGCGCTACCCCGACACCCATCTCGGTAATCCGTCTTTTGCGTCCTTCAAAGAGCTGTTTGTGGATTGCATTCATGACGCCAATGACCTCGTCTTCGACAATGGCCAGGAGTGCAAGGTCTTTAATCAAGAAGCTCTCAGTCTGCTGCCGAAGGTCGGAGTCGATCTGGTCTATGCCGATCCACCCTATATCACCCAGTTCGGAGCCAACGACTATGAGGATAAAATCCACTTCGTCGAAGGATTGATGACCTGCTGGGAGGGTAAAGAAATCAGGGACAACGCACGGCGTAATTTCCCTTCGCGCACCAAGTACAACCGCGATGATATGCAACAATTGATTGCGGGATTTATCGATGGAACTGCGCGGATCGGGGCGCGGCTGATCATGAGTTATCGGGACAAGGCTTTCCCGACCGCTGCCGAGCTGAAAGAGCTGATGGGAGAGAAGTATGGGACAGTGGATTTTCGTCGGCGGGCAGTTTCGTATGGTATCGCCCGTTATGCGCCGGAAGGGCCGGGCAGGGACGCGCAAGAGTATCTGCTGATTGCGACCAAACCGAAAGCCTTGAAAGCGGCCGCCGCCGACAAGAGGGAACTCGCCCCCGTCGCTGCTGATCGCTTCTGCCATACCACGGTTACCGCCGACATCAAGTTAGGCAGACTGCAATCCAATGCCGACGGCGACCTCCCGCAGGAAGACAAACGCTTCACATTCATCCTCGTGCATGCGGGGGTTAATCGCAACGGAGACTTCTTCACCATAGAGGAACTCCGTTCCAATTACCGCAGCGCTGTTGGCACCAAGGTCGATCTGAAACACTCGCAGGATCTGACCGATATCGTCGGGGGAGTGGTTGACGCTCGTTTCTTTGAGAATGACGACGGTTACGTCGAGTGCGACGGCGAACTTTACGCATCAGTCAACCCCAACGCACAGCTCGCCTACAAGCTGATGACGAAGGGGATCGTCCGGCAGGTCTCGATGGAATGCGATTACGAAGAGGGTGAGTGCTCGATCTGCGCCCGGCGGTTCAAATCAAAGGCGGAGTACTGCGTTCACTTGAAAAACAATAAGGGGCGAGAGTTTCAGGGGAAGCCGGTTTACGAGATTCTGCACAATATCACCTTCACCGGCATGGGGTTGCTCGACCGCAAGGGCGCGGACGAACGGGCGGTGATCACCAAAGTGGCAAGTCAAGAGAATAAATCATCGGAGGCTGCGATGTCCGAAGAGGATATCAAGAAACTTCAGACGGAAAACGAGCGCCTGAAAGGCGAAGTCGACGATCTGAAGAGACAGGTTGAGACCAAGACCAAAGCTGAGGAAACGGTTGCTGACGAGAAGCGGCGCACCGAGGCGGCGGTCAAGACGAAAAAGGACGAGGAGATTGACCGGCTGAAGCAGGAGAACGAAGCTCTTCAGAAGCAGGTCGATGATCTCACAGGGAAAGCAAAGGCTTATGAAGCCGAGAAGCTCCAGACGGTGCGTCGGGCGCGGGCTTCTGAGCTGGTAATCCTCTGGGAGAAGCGTGGGCGTTCGTTTGCCGGCGACGAAGATCGTAAGAAAGAGATTGAGCGTCTGGCATCACTCGACGACGCGTCGTTCATCGCCGCGAAGTCGATGGTCGACGGGATGCCGGAGATTGCCGCAAAGAAGGAAACTCCCGACCCCAACAAACCGGACGATCCGGCGAAGAAGGAGCCGAAGAAGGTGCTCCGCAGCGACGCCGGGATCGATCCGAATATGGTCGACGACAAGCCAGGCGGGCTGGTTGACCGGCTCGGAAAAGGGCTGCGCGAAGTGCGGGACGCACTGGAGTAGACTTTAGACTTTAGATTTTAGGCTTTGGCGACAATACCTAAACCGATAATCCAGTGCCTACAATTGAATCTCAACAACAAGGATAAAAGATGA